CGAGAAGCAAGACTTTTACTTCGGCTCTCTGAAAGCAATATATGACTGCATTCCCGAAGATGTGGTCGGCGTGAAGTACACATCGCTCAAATCGCGCAAGTGCGCTGATGTGTACGAGAATCGCAAATGTGTTATCAAAATCGATGTCATTCAACGAAAGAAACAAGTAAAATGAACAGAAAGAACTATCAACAGAGCATAAGTCAGAACGAATTGAAGATGATGTATGAGAGCGCACAATCTCGTATGGATGCCAATCGTGACTTTGCAGAGAAGCAAAAGAATGTTATTGAGAGTTGTCCATACTTTAAGACAGAAAGTGAGGCTCTTTCTTCTGCATTGAAAAAAATGAGAACCGAAGACACTGACTGTCAAATTTGGGCAAAGTTCGAGAAAGAAGATGATGTGTTTCGCTTTGTCGGTTGGTGGATAGTCACCGATGATGTAAAGATAAAGCAAGCCGCTGATTATATCGGCATGGCTCAAATGTATGACGCACCGATGCTTCGAAGTATATTATACAACAATCTTAGTGTCGATGATGTTATCGCACACTGATAGTCTTTATTGAAAACATATAGAGGGGCATCTGAACGATACCCCTCTTTTTTTTATTGCTTCTTGACTGCAATTATCGACCGATTCCATATTACCATATAGTTAACACCGCGACATAACATCGCATCATAACCGAGTGCGCAACCGAATGTGTTTTGATTGTACCCGAATGCAGACTGTTGTTCGCGTGTGAGCTTGTTCCATTTGCTCTCCAACTCAATCTGTTTAATCAATCGCGGCGGTCTTGTAAATGTCATTTCCGATATTGTTGCATTTCTGTCTCCGTAACAACGACTATCACTGTAAGCTGTTTGCTTGTTTGATGTAGATAACGGTTTGAGAGAAGTTCCGTTCCATGATGACGTTGCGACATACATACCGTCTCCATATACACGACCTCCGGGACCGTTGAGTTCAAGCCTTTCAGCAACATACAGTTGAGATGCAAATTCTTTACTTGACATATTTTTGCCCCTAAATGTTGTACTGTTTACAGTGCGATAGAACACTTCGCCGCAAGCCTTTTCAAGTGTGTCAAACTCTTGCGCTGTTACGAGTTTAGCCGGAGCGTCAAAACCCTGCATTCTTGCAATGTTATTCGTGAAGCAATCTTTTCGATATGGGTCGTCAGAAGTCATCGTTCTCACGTCAACTTTCGATGATATATCACTACCGTTTACAGAACCTTTGTATTCTGAATTGAGTGCGCTCTTAGTGTCTCCGCCATATTTGATTTTCTTTGCGATGAGCTTCTGTTGTTGAGCTTCCGCGTCAGCGATAGCCTTTTGTAAAGCATTCACATCGTTGCTTTGAATTGCTGCGTCAATTTGTGTCAGACTGTTTTTGTATATTGCTGACCTCGTTTGGAAAGTACGGAGTGATTCAGCTTTTGTAATCAAATCATTCCAAACAATCTTCTGTTCGACAATGCGAATTTGCTCGATGATTGCTTTCTTGACAATCTCGTTTTGCGTATAGCTGACTGTCGGACTTGAAAGCTCAAAATCGAGTTTGTTTTTAAGATGCTGCAAAGGAGCTTCTTCAAGCGATGAGTAACCGTATTTCGATAGCCACTTTTGCATTACTGCGTTCAACTCTTTGTGTGCTGTTTGTAGAGCTGTCAATGTGTAGTCTTGATGCAGAGCATGGGCATTCGGTATAAGGTCTGAAATTGCTGCTTCTGCTTGCTTCATCTTAGAGACTTGTTGAGCGAGCAACTTCGTCTGTGTCTGAATCTCTGCGAGCGACTTCGATGCAAGAGCTGCTTGCAGTGCAGACGCATCAACTTCGTTGTACTCTGCTGCGACTTTTGTCACGTTCGATGCAGTCTTGTTGATGAGCTGCTGTTTCTTCGAGAGAAGTTGAGCGAGTGCGCGAGTTTCAGTGTTGATGATGTCAGTATCGCCACTGTTGATTGCAGCTTCAAGCAAAGACGTATCGATGTCGAGACCGGCGAAACGTTCGCCACTGACAACAGAAAGCACGCGATTCGCTGTCGAGTTGATTCGCTCGATGCGCTTCTGTTCTGCGAGACGCTGTTCGCGCTCTTGCCAACGTAACTTGATAGCTTCTTCTTGCTCTTGTGTTCTGTTCTCGTGTCTGATAGCTGCTCTTTCGAGAGCTGTGAGCTTCTTCTTGCTCGGGTCGATTATCTCGTCAATCTTTTGAGCGTTGTTGCGAATGAAGTACGGCTCTGTGCCGCGTTCGCGAGCTGCTGCGATGTTCTCTGCGTTGTCGCGCACCCAAGACTTGAAACCCTCGGGATAATCGCGAATGACTTTGCCGCGCGGCGTGTAAGTCTCACCGCGTGCGAACGCTTCTGTCGCTTTCTTCATCTCGCTCTCGTCCATGAGAATGGGCGTGACGAAACAAAAACACTGTGGGTGCCAACCGTCAAAGATGAAGTCTTTCGGGTAGTCGCCGGCGAGCTTGTCGCAAATGTCTTTCTTCGGGTGCTGCTTCGAGAGTTCGATGCGCTGACCGAGAACAAAATCGAGCTGCTGCCAACGTTCGTTGTCTGCTCTGCGATACGCGATGTTCGTTTCAGTACGAGCAACGCGCATCGCGTTTTGTGCTGATGACTTGTAATAACCGCGTCCTGTCCACTCGTCTTTGTAACTGTCTTTGTCGTAGTCAATCCAACCAACAGAGCCGTCAGCTTTGCGAACGCGCTTCTTCCATTTTTTACCATATATCGGCTTCGTACCGATTTCGTTTCCCTCATCATCGAAGATTTTCTCTTCACCTGCTTTGTATCGAAAGCGTCTGAAACACAAATCGGGGTCGTTCAGATACTTGCGCACTTTGCGCGACATTGAAGACGCGCTTTCGCCCTCGCCGATTGCGACTGTCATCGACACTTCCATTTCATCGCGCAACTGCTCGACTGACTTCCATACGCGCTGCGAGAGATTGAGACCTCTGTCAGAGCGAGCGAGAAACGCTTGCATCGCCGCGTTGTTTCGAGCTGCGTCTGCTGTGAACTGCGGCGTTGAGAGAACTGCTTTCCCGAAACAAGACGTGAAGAGCTTGTCGCAATCTGCGTTCGCTGCCGCCCATTCGAGCTTGATGCCGCGTTCGATTGCAACTGTCGCTGCTGCGTGAAGCTGTCGCAAGAGACGTTCGACTTCTTTCTGCTTCTTCAAGTTCTCGCCGTCAAAAGAGTACATTTCGCCCTCGTCAAGCTCCGGCATCGTCTTGTACAGTGCGAGAATCTCGTTCACTGTCGTTGCGAACTGAACGCGCACTTGCTCTGCATACGCTTCTGTTCGCTTCACTCGTGCGAGTGTTATCTTCTTCTTGTCTTGTTGCGGTACTTGTGACATACGCTGTTATCTGTTATTCGTCATCTTCTTCGTCTGCATCGTCATCGTCAGACACATTGACACTCGCGAACTGAACGAAACCGATTCTTCGTCTCTGTTTATCGTCTTCGTCACGCTCGATGTCTCGCTCACTGATGAAGATGCACACGCCGAGCAAGAAGATTGCAGTGCGTTCAATCTTGCTCGTGCGTGTCGTCTTTTGAAAGATGAGAGATTTCATTACTTCTGATTGTTTTTATCTCTCTTATTCTTCGGCTGTGACTGCTTGCTGTTCTTGTCGTCCGGCTCATCAACATCATCATCGTCATCGTCTGTGTTGTCGTCATCGTCATCATCAGAGTTGTCGAATGCAGAACCGAAGATGTCTTGCTGCTTGCGCTGTCGTTCAGACGATTCTTCATCGAGACGCTGAATCTCTCGTGTCACATCTTTCACGAGTGGATTCAGCTCGATGCCGGTCTCTGTCGAGAGAATGCCGCCGTCAAGAGCTGTGATGATGTCTTTCAAGTCGTCAGATACGTCTTCACCGAACGGCTCTTGAAACTCGTGAGCGACTTTCAGATTCTCGCACTGCGATGAGAGCGACACATCGAGAACGTTCGAGATGATTGCGATGATGAGCGATGCAGTTCTGTCGAGAAGCTCGTCATGCGTCTCTTTGTGCTTTGCAGCTTTGATGACTGCGAGCATCATGACAGTGCGCAACGCTTTCGCCGAGAGCTGCGAGATAGACTTCAACGTGTCGAGTGTAATGTTCGGCGTGAACGACTTCGAGAGAATCTGTGATTGCAGCCATTCAAGCTCGTCTTTCTTCGACTGCGGAGCTGAATCCCATGTGACGTAACTCATCGCGTTCGAAATACCGTCTTTTGAGTTCGTTACAAGCGTTTTGGCGGCTTCTTTCCGCTCGGGCATATTCTTTATCACATCGGCGTTCATTACCGCGATAGGGTCAGCGAAATAGTCGTTCGTGTCTGCTGTTCGCGATGCGATGTGTTCTTCTCGGTTGATGAGATGCTCGACACCGTGCCACTCGGTCTGCTGCTGAAACAAGATGATAGGAATCTTGCCGATGAGATTCACTTCTTCTTGTACGTCCCAACCGAGAGACTTCTGCGTGCATCGATAAATCACGTCTTTCGTGTAGATGTCGAAGTGATATACTGCTTTGTCGTTCTCTTCTTTGACGTAATATCCCCAAGCGATAGAAGTGATGTTCTCGTAGATGTCCCAACGAACGTATATCTCATCGCCCTTTGAGCGAGCGAGAACGCGAATCTGAACATCGGGTTTTCCGTCTTCGTCTTTGAAGACACGGAACAACATCGCTGATTCTGTCTCCGCGCCGGCGAGACGCTTGCACTGACGAATCTTGCTGTCGAAACGAGTTCTTCGAAGAACTTCTTGAAACTTTGCGAACGCTTCGTCAGTCTCGTCAGAGAGCTGCGACCACTTGACCGGTCGTCCGTACATGAAGACAAGCGCAATCTCGTTGATATACACTTGATACGGAATCGGGAGCTTCCACGCCGATTCTTTGCGCAAGAAGTTTCCTTTCTTGTCGGTAATGATTTTGTCTTCACGCTTCATTACCTCGTGTTGCTTCACATCGTACTCTTTGAGTGCAGCAAGAGCGAACGAGCCACGAGTACGCATTTTGTCTTTAATCGCTGAAATGTCTTTCGCTTTCAGCAATTTCTCAAACTCTTGATTGCGTCCTACAATCGCGTTGAGATAGTTTTGAATCAAGTCGAAAAATACCATATTCTTACTTCGTTTTATATAATTTGAATATTATCATAATCGATGTCGTCATCTTCTTCGTACAAGTCATTTATCGCGTAACCGAGAATATCGACACACTCATCATGCGGTGCCGCCGGGAACGCGCAAATCTCATCGAGAAAGTCTTCAACCCAAGAGCCGTCAACGAGAATGACACGACCGCACTCGCAACGCGGCGACACGGCTCTCAATCTGACTTCCTTGCTGTCTTTCGGTGTCGGTGTCTCTTTGACGTTGAGCGTTGATATTTCTTTGAGCATCTGAATGACGCTCTCGCCGCACGCTTTCGGTTCGACAAGCAAACGTGATTCGCTCGTGCCGCCGTGCGTGTTCATGTACTCGGGCAGGAAGCGCAACAAGTCGGGCATCTCTTTCCACACACGTTGAGCATTCAACAGATAGATGAAGTTCTTGATTCTGCAAGCTGCGAGAATGCCGCTCGGGTCGTTGTCCTGCCCCTGCTTCTTCTTTCCGTATGCAGTGTCGAGATAGAAGTGAATCGGCTCGTCATAGTGAATCGCTCTGAACTCTGCGAGCGAGATTCTCGGAAACCAATCACGTTTGACGATATTACCGCCCTCAATGGTCGGGTGCTGCTGATACAACGCGCTGAACTCTCTCGGCGCACGAGCTTTCTGTTTCAAGAGCTTTGCGAGAGAGTGCTTATCTTCCCAAAGAGCATCGCCGATGTGACGCTGTGAGAGACCGCCGTCATGCTCGACTTCACAAAGAGCCGGAATGACAAGTACAGTCCACTCGTTCTGTTCTGCTTTCAAGATGCGCCCTGCGAGGTCGTCTTCGTGCCAACGTGTCATGATGAACAACTGCTTCGAGTTGTTGTGAAGACGTGTCGTGAGAACTGTGTTGTACCAATCCCACACGCGCTGTCGATATGTCGGCGAGTTCGCTTCGTTTGCGTCTTTTACAGGGTCATCGATGATTGCGATGTCAACCGGCGTACCGGTCAGACCGCCGCCCACGCCGATAGCTTTGTAAAAGCCATGATGATTGACAGTCTCGAAGATGTCAACGTTTCGCAAGTAACCGCGCACGTCTGTTCTGATGTTCGAGCCGTTGAGATATGTGTCGGGAAATATCGCTTGATACTCTTTGCTGTCGATGATGCGTTGAATCGAGCGAGAGAACTGCGATGCGAGGTCTATCGAGTACGAGCAACCTGCAATCTTCGTGTCGGGGTCTTTGCCGAGTACCCATGCAGGGAACTGACGCGAGATGATTTCAGACTTTCCGTGCTGCGGCGGCATGAAGACCATGAGATTCTTGATTTTTCCCTCGTACAACATCTGACAGTAATCTGCGATGACTTTGTGAAACCATTCGAGCTGATATTTCGGATTCGCGTAACCGAGAAAACGCGAGAATGTGGTCGGAGCTTCGAGCTTCAATTTCTCTTGCTTCAACCGCATCAATCTTTTGCGTATGTCTTCACTCGATTGTTTCATTGCGTACTGCTGTGTTATTCGTCAGATGATTCGTCTTCTGCTTCTCCGGCTGCTGATGATGTCGCTGATGTTGCTGTTTCGTATTCGTTTTCTTTCTCCAACTTGTTGAGACGCGCGATTTCTTCGTTGATTTCGTCAAGAGACATTTCTTCCGCGTCATCGCGTTTCTTCAACTCGACTTTCTCTGTCAGACCCAAGTCGCGAGCAATGATGTTCGCGTTGTAGATACCCACGACCGCGCCGTCAAACTTCACATCGCGACAATACTGCTCGATGCGTTCTTGCACTTGCTGATAAGTCGCGCCGTGCTTGCCTTTCGGCAGAGCGTACCACCATTGATGCGACTGACCGAGCCAACGAGTGATGAAGTCAAGCACTTTCGGCGGTCTGTTGTACTTCGTCACTCTGCGTTGCTGAACGCGACCGCCCTGCTCGGCTTGTCGCTTGTAGTCTGTTTCGACTTCAATCGGATTCTGCTTCAAGTCTTCGATGTACAGTCGAAACTCTTCGATGATTTGTTGTGGCGTATAGCGCAACTTTCGCCCTGCTGATACGCTCTCGAACAATCGTTTCGTGTCGGGATAGAATGCTGATGCCATAGTGTCATTTATTTATCTGTTTTGTTATATACTTGTCGCCAACGTACTGAAACGAGACAGTGATACGATTCGAAGATGCAGAGTTGCGTTCGCCCTTGTTCTTGTTGTGAATCTTTCCTTGTCCTTGTGCAGTGCGCCCGATGCGAGTTGTTATCCAACGTTTATCGTGAACGCGAGAGAATATCATTGCAGGATTGCTCGTTGTCGCAATGTACTGCTTTCCCTCGCTCAACATCATGTCGCCGATGTAATTCGTGAACGCTGTGCCGATACCCACGCCTTGAAAGTCGGGGAGAACGACACTGCGATGACCTTTCCATGTGTTCTTCTTCGTAGGGTGCGGAAATGGCAGCGTTGCACAAAACGCGCACAAGTCGCCGTTGCAAGTCGAGACGAACACGCGAGCTGCTTTGTTGAACGAGTGATTCAGATAGTGATACTTCCTAAAAATCTGCCAATAATACTCTTTGTGCGATGTGTCAACCTCGAAGATGTCGAGCTTGATGATTGGTCGATTTTTTTTTTGCGCTTCAACGTCAAAAACGTGAAACGTCATATCATCAGTATTGAAGACCCAATCGGGCATCAACCAATCTTGCACATCGTAGTGACAAGTGACTGCGATGAACTTCTTGTTCTTGCGTCTTATCGCTTTCTGAATCGCGAACGATGAGATTTGAGCAACGTTTCTATCGACAACGCTCGTGAACTCATCGAACACGAAACAATCTCTGTCTTCAAGCATCGCGCGAGCTATATCACAACGCATCTTCTCACCGTTTGAAAGTACATGATAAGATTTGAGCCATGAGGGGGGGGAACTGAATCCGACACTCGTGAGCGTCTTGCAGATGTCGTTCACTGTCGCTGTCTTCGGCATATCATCGAGAATGTTGTCGTGCGTGTAGTCGAAGCCTCTGATGATGTCGTCAGCGAAAAGCTCGTTCGCGATTGTTGTCTTGCCCGAACCGGAGCGACCGACAATCAGTCCAATGTTCCACTGTTCGGGCAAATCAAAGTCACCGACAAAATGCTCTGTCGATGTACTCTGCTGCAAGTCGTATGTCCCGATGACTGACTTGATGCGAAAAGATTCTGTCGGGCGTGCTTCCCTTACAATGTCAAAATGCGGCATTCGTACCCCCTTTCTGCAAGCTCGTTGTAAAGCTGCTCTTGTTCTGATTCGTCTTCGAGTGTCACTTCGATTTTGTGCGTGAGCTGAACATCTGCTGATTTGTCTTTCGGTTCTTCTGTCTCTTTCTGTGTGTCAAGTCCCCATGATGAGAGTTCTTCCATGTCCCACGATTCAGAGAGCATATCCCAATCCCAATCGCCGAAGTTGTTGTTGTCAAGAATCGCGTATGCACGCAACTTCTCTGCTGTCGTTTCTTTCGGCAGCACAACGCACGGCGCGTCATCATAATGAAGCTCATCGCGCAAGACGTGAAGTCGCATATTACCGCCGATGACAACGTACTGTTCCGCGTCAATCGGGTAAACCATCAACGAGCGATACTCCAAGAGTTCGGGGTACTGCTCGATGTTGCGCTTCAAGCCTTCGACTTTCTGCTTCTCAAACTTTCGAGGGTTTGAGGGAACGCCGTCAATCTGTCCGTCATTGCTCGCGAGCTTCGAGAGAGCGATGATTTCAAACTGCGGTTTTTCGAATCTTTTCTTATTCATCGTTGCGATTGTTTTTAAGAGTGCAAAAAATTACATAACTTGCTCTACCGCAAAGGTAATAAAAAAGAGTGCTTGTTAGGCACTCTTTTAGGCAAAATTTTTAATTACACGTTTATTTTTCAGCAAAATAGGCTCTTATTTGCTCGATGAACTCTTTGAGAGAGCGCACAACGATGTACTTGTAGCCGCTTTGTTCGACTGCTGACTGCCATGACTTTTGATGTTCCGACTGTCTGCCTTTCTGCGTTTTGAACTCGATGCAGAGAGCGTGATATTGTGACGTTGGGTGCATGAGAAGCACGTCAGCGACACCGACAGTCACTCCCTCGCCGCGCATGATTGCAGCTTCGATTGGTGTTCTGTAACCGCCGTTCCCGACTGCAAAGATGTTGAGCCGGAGACGCGGATATTGCAGACGAAACCACTGAATGCAATCGCGCTGAATCTGACTTTCAAGATGTCTCATACTTCAAGTTCTGTCAGAAAGGTAAATCATCGTTGCCGTTGTTCGACTGCTGTTGCTGCGATGTCTGCTGCTGATACGGAGAAGACGCGTACTGCGGTGCTGCTTGTTGAGCGTTGCCGCCGTTGTTGCTGTCTTTTCTGTCAAGCATCTGCATCGTGTCGGCTTCGATTTCAGTGATGTAACGCTTCGAGCCGTTCTTGTCATCGTAAGAGCGAGTGCGCATCTTGCCTTGAATGTACACTGACGAGCCTTTGTGCAGGAAACGAGCCGCGATTTCTGCGAGCTTTCCGAAGAGAACGATGTTGTGCCACTCTGTCTTGTCGGGAACTTGCGTGCCATCTTGACGAGTGAAGCCTTTTTCTGTCGTAGCAACAGAGAACGAACACATCATGTTGTTCGTCTTCGTTGTGATTGTGCGCGGTTCATCGCCCAAGAAGCCGATGACCGTTGCTTGATTTACTGATGCCATAATCTGTTACGTTTATTTGAATTATTATATCGTTGTTATAATATATTATTTATTATATATCGTTTGAGTATCGATTGAGATGCGTGCGTGTACGCGTATGCGAGAACTCTCGATGCTCATCAATATCTGAACGGTGTGAAGTGAATAATCACGCCGTGAAACGTCTTCGAGCGTTGCGGTGAGCGACCGAAGAACCACTCTCGAAAGTCGCGTTCGTTGAGACCGTCATTTTTCGCGAGAAGTCGCCAATCGATTTGTCGATTCTCATCGGTGAGTGTCGCCGTGATTTCGTCTGTCTCGATGTCGTGATGAATGTCGATGCGCTGCAATCCGATTGGGTGCGTCAGTTGCTCGACTTCTGTCTGCTTCGAGTTGTAGGGTCGTCCGTCCCACTGCCGGAGCGAGATGTAATAATTACCCGACTGCATCTTCTCTTCGTTGAGCTTCCACAAGTCGTAATTGTCGCGTATCGTGTGAATCTTTCGATGTCGTGCGACCGCGTCTGCAAAATTCGTATGTTCGCCGCGTCTCGTGAGTGTCGTTGGGAACAGTCTCGACACCATGAGAACGATTTTCTTCTTTGCCATATCTGTAATGAGTTAATCTGTTTTACACTGTTATGATGATACTGTTGTTATCAGAGAGACGACAAGCGCAAGAGAGAAGCCGGTATTCGCGCGTTTCAAGCTCAAATTTCGACTTTCTCTTGTGATGTCAGTCAAATATACTTCCCTGCTTCGGGGTCTGTTCAGACACGCCGAGAATCTTCTGAACGCGCTCGATTTCCTTGTCGATTTCTTGTTCGAGATACTTCGACTGTCTCAACGATGATTGCGTCTTCGTGCGAAAGTATTCTTTCTGATACTTGCGCATGAGAGCGACCTTGTCAAAGAACTGTCTGCTGTTCATCTGTTTTTCCGTTGCTGTGTGAATCGTGTGATGAAATGAATGTTGTTGTTCAGCGTCTTCATCAGAGAAGTGCAGCGAGAGAGCCGCCACACACGCAACCGAACGCACCGCCGAGCATATCTGCAATCAAATCGTGAATGTCGAAACTGTTGCTCTCGTTCAAGCTGTCAGCATACTCTTTCGCGATGCCGGCAAAGAACGCCGCATAAAAACCTGCGAGCATCGAAGCGATGATGTTCTGCGTGAGCATCGCAATCTGTAACGACACGAACGCCGCGATGACATAACACGCGATGAAGTGCTGTCTTTTGTCTTTTGCAATTTTCATACTGTTGTACTTTGTTTCATTAGTTTCTCGATTTGCTCTCCGCTCTTGTTCTTGAACGGACAAGTGTCAAGTCCGCGCATGACGAGCATTATCGGGAGCATCTGATTTATCTCACACTGATGATAATGCTCGGTGGCGTTCTTGCAACGCTCACATCCGAAGAGAATCTTCACGTTGCACACGCCGCCGGGCATTGTCTCATTCATTCCGTCAATCTCGGGCATCGCTTTCGTCTGTCGTTGTCGTTTCGTCAGAGAGCTTCATGCCGTACACGTCCATGATTGCAGTTTCCGCGATTGAAGCAATCTCGTAGTCTGCCATTGTGCCTTTCATGCCGGCGTTGAAGTTGTCGAAAGCGTTCTTGAAGTCCGATGCTTGCACGAGGAAGTAAGACGCTTTGCGCTTCTCGGCACCGGTCTTCTCATCGATAGTGATGAAGTTCGACTTCACTTTGAAGAATCTGTCTGCTGATTCACGCTCATCGAAGAATATCTCCGAGACGTTCGACTTCTTGACTGCCGACACGCTGAACTCACCGCTGATGAACGGTGACACTTCTTCGATAATACGCGCTTCTGCTTCTGTGAACGAAAGCGCATCGACAAGATACGGCTCTGTTACTCGCTTCTGCGTGCCGTTCTCCATCGTCTTTTCATAACGAATCTTTGTCTCAATGTAATTTCTCATTTCTTGTTACTTTTTAGAAGTTAATACTTTTGTTATCTCGTTACACTGTCAGAGCTTCAAAGAGAGTGTCGGCGCACGCGCGAGCCGTCTCTTTTGTCGCTTCGTCAGTGAAAGCGAATGTCTTGATAATAGTCGAGCCGTCTTGCGAGCGGTTCACAATCGCGAACTCCGTGTCGTAGGCGAGAAGCTCATAATTCGCTTTGTCGAAGATGAGCGAGTGCCGGAACAGACGCGTGTACATCTCTTGCCAAGTCGAATCGATGTCGCTCGAAGACGCTCTCTTCTGTATCAGCATCGCATTCAAGCTGCGAACCACTTTGCGCAACACACTGATGATTGCGAGTGACACAACGAGAGCGATTGCAAGAATGCAGACTGTGATTGATAATGCCGTTGTCATAATCACTGTGTTCTTCTTAGATAATAGCTGTCAGATTTCAGAAGAGCGTCAGCGATTATCACCACTGCCGGAGAGACGACCGCGAGCTTGACGGCTTGCGAGCTTCTCGATGTTCATTCTCGCGATGTCTTCGAGCTTGAAGTCGAGGTCTCGCGCGAGCGTTGCGCAATACCAAAGCACATCGCCGATTTCTTTCGCGATTTCGCGCTTCTTCTCGTCTGTGAACTCTTCGTTGTTGTCGCGAATGACTTTCTTCACTTTGTCTGCGACTTCACCTGCTTCACCGGTCATGCCGAGTGTCGGGTAAATGATTCTCTTGTCATCGGGATAAATCGCCGTCACAAGAGCTGCTTCTTGATACTCATTGAGTGTCATGGCTTTTTCTGCTTCCATTTCGTTTTACGTTAATTGAATGATTGATATTATAATATTATTATCTTGTACAGATATATCGTGTAATATCGATTTTATCTGTGTCAGACCAAGTTAAACTCGATGCGATTCAGATTGTTCTCGAATATCTTCATGCAGAGCTTGATGTTCTCGTCTGCGTCAATCTTGCATTCGCCGATGTACGCTTGCATGAGCGTTTCGAGAGCTGTCATATATGGATTCGTCAGCGATTGTTTGTCTGCGCCGAGCTTCTCTGTGACAATCTCGTTCATTCGCTTGTTGTGCGCTTTCAGAGCTTTTATCATCAGCACCGAGATGTAAGCGAGCGTTCTCAAATCGTCATACATCAGATTCGCGTTCTGTCGTTTGATTTGCGAGTTGACGCTGAAATAAAAGATTGTGAAGTCTTTGTTGCACGTCTCGATGAATCTGTCAGTCTCTTTGAAGACGTGTTCGAGATGTCGCGTGTCGAGGTCTTTTCTCAACATCGTGATGTACTCTTCTTTGCACTTCTTCACGGCACGAGCGCACTTCTTCAACTGCTCGATGCGATAGTCGCGAGCTGTGTTCATCGCGAGTTCTGCGTAATGCCAAGCGCAATGCGAGATAATGAGCGGCACGAAAGCGAGCATCATCTGTTCTTTGAGCGTGAGCGTCTCCATAATCTCGCGAGTGTCGTCTTTGACTTCCTGCTCGAAGTTGCGCTCGATGCTCTCTTTGAGTTCGCGAGGAAGCTGTTCACCACGAGCCAAGAGATGTTGCGCGATGCGTCTTTCGCCCTCTGCGATTTGCTCCGGCGTGAGTGGCTGCTGCGTTGCTTGTAGATTATATGTTTTCATCTTCGTTGTTATTGTCGTTAATTACAATCGTCAGTTCTGCTCCGTCAGAGAACTGTGTGAACGCTTTGCGAAAGATTCTCTTGCATCTGCGAGGGCACTGTTTCCAACGATGATGTGTCTCATCGAAAGCGATGCACACGCCGCGTTCAGAACCGGCACTCATCTCTGTCTGTCCGTTGTTGAAGAATGCGCACGTTCCGCATGATGACGGCTCGTCATAGAACTTGAATCCGTTAATCGTTATCGCCATGTTCGTCTGATTTTCTGATTGCGTGCTTGATGATTCTGTAAGCGTGCTGCATCGCGTTGAACACTCTCGTTTGCTCGATACGCGAGAGACGCACGTTCTCGACTGTGATTTTCACCTGCTGCGTTGAGATGTCGTATCTCGACACGCTCTTCTTCTTCGTGTCATCGAACTCGTTTGTGAGCGTCTCGATGTCAACATCATCAGAGAGCATCTGTTCGTAACTCTTTGCACCGGTGATGAACGCATGACGAATCATGCCGGCGAACATATCGTTCTTTTCGTTCGTCTTGAACCAATCTTGAACGAACTTTTCTGCTGCTGTCTTTATTCTGTCTTCAATTTCCATAATCGTTATATGTTGTTTACGTTGAATAATCTTGTTTTTACTCGTTTTTCTTCGATTTGCCGCGTTTCGCGCTCGAAAATGATAACTTGTTCATCTTTTTGCTTTAAACGCGCCAAATCGAAGATTTTCGCTGTTTATCGGCGGCTGTCACCTTTGAGCGGAATGACGTTGTACGTCTTGAAGCGGTCAATCAGTCGTCCGAATCCGTCAGAGAACTCTTCTTTCATCTGTTCGAGCGTGAGATTCGTTGTGACGTGAGCGAACTTGTTGTACTGAACCCATATCTCGTTGCGAGCGTGCAGGAACTCATCAGTCAAGAGCTTCGTGTCCATGCCGAAGAACGTCTTCGACTGAATGCCGATGTCGTTGAGACAGACGTTGACCGGCGAACACTGAAAGCCTTTGTTTTCTTCTTCGTTGTAAGTGAATCGGTCGAGATTGTTGTGTATCGTATAGTAATTCACCATTTGCGTGACAGAGAGATTGTGAAAGAATCTCGGATTGTTCGTGCGCCGAAGATACTCGCTGAACACCTGCATGAGCATCGTCTTACCGGTGCCGACTTTCCCTTGAATCAAGAGATTGTTGTGCAGCTTGTAGTGTCGTTCGGGAAAGACTTCTTCTGCGAGCTTGCAGTCGTTGAAGTAATACAACAAGAATCGAAGCACGTCTTTGTTGTTGTCATCGACAACGAACTTGCGATTCTGATGCTTCATGCAAATCTCGTTCGCGATGTAGATTGTGAGATTCGCGTGCGCTTGATAGACTGATTCGTCTTCGAGATTGTATCGGTGCTGCTCGCCGCGCCGAGCTTCACGCACTATCTGTTGACATACGTCATTGACTTGTTTCCATGCTGTCTTGCGGTCTGCTTCACGTTTGCGCTCGACTTCTTCGATTTGCGCTGCTGTGAAATCTGTGATGTTAGCTGATGTTTCCATAAGAAGATTCACTGTGTGATGATATGAGATTTAATGAACACTGTCAAAAGCCGCCTTTCCAAGTATAATCATCGTCTGTCGGCGGTTCTTGCTCTTGCGACTGTTGCGTTGAATGATTTTTCGTCTGCTGACGTGCTTCTGTGTTCTGTGAAGTCGTGACTTCTTCGAACTCGCAAGTCCAACGAGACTGATTGATGTATGTCGAGAGATTCGCATACTGCGGTACGAAACGACCTGCGTCAGACGCTTGCTTGCGCCAAGCGAGAAGACGAGTGAGAGACGGCATGAGCAACAAGACTGTCTCGCGCCATGTCTTCTGATTTTTCTTCTTGAAGTTCTCAAACTCGACTGCGTGTCCGCGCTTTGTTCCGGGGTACGCTTTGCGAAACTCTTCGAACATCTCTTCAAGTTCTGAATCCGATTTTTGACATATAGAGTTATTTATAACTATATTATTATTTCTTTTATTTCTTAATATTGGGTCTACTGAGGGGTGCATCGAGGGGTCTATTGAGGGGTGTATTTCGTTTTCGTTTACACCTCTCGAAACTTCTGATTTACACTCTTTTACGCTCTTTTTTGAGGGGTGTACGTTACCTCTTACAAAATTCGCATTTGAGGGGTGCATCGAGGGGTCTATTGAGGGGTGTACACACTCATCGTCCTCGACTTGATATTTATCATAATTACAGATAGTTACGACACAATATTTGGGGTATATAGTACGTTTTATCATTTCCTCATCTTCAAGCGTA